CCTCAAGAAAAATGATGTCGGACTTCGACATCACCCCCCGGTTGTACCCATACTGGAGAAGTATCATTCCGGAATCTTGGAAACGATACGGCTCTGGGGTTTTAAACCTCAAAGCCTCCAGTCAAGTCACGTTCGTCCCGAAAGATGCGAAGACGGATCGGGCTATCGCTATCGAACCGCACATGAATATTTATGTGCAGCTTGGTATCGGTAACCTCTTACGTCAACGCCTCCGTAAGGCCGGTCTAGACTTAGACAGCCAGGCTGACCGAAATAGGTCTCTGGCTTCGTTAGCTCAATCTTCTGGGTATGCAACGATCGACCTAAGCTCGGCTAGTGATACAATTAGCCGTGACCTGGTATGGTTATTGCTGCCTTTCGATTGGGCGTCGCTCTTGGACCTCGCTCGCACAGAATATAGTGAGATCGAGGGACAAGAGGTTCGTCTAGAAAAATTCAGTTCGATGGGGAATGGATTCACTTTTGAGTTAGAGACTCTCATCTTCTGGGCGCTTGCGCGCTCAGTCGGTGATGACTCGGCCGTCGCCTTTGGTGACGACATAATTACTCGGAGTGAATTCGCCCACGAACTGATCCGGGCTTTGAACCTCTTCGGGTTTAAAGTGAACGAACGGAAGACGTTCCTGGCAGGAACGTTCTTCGAGAGCTGTGGAGCAGACTACTGGATGGGCGTCGATGTACGACCCTTTTACTTTAAGGGAGAATACACTGACTATCCTTCAGCGGTCATTAGGGTCGCTAATAAAATACGACTCTATGCTCTACGCCGTAACCTTCATGTTGGGTGTGATAAGCGGTTTCTTCCTGTATGGCTTTTGGTTGTCAGCCAGAGCTCTACAGCGAAGAAGACGGCTGTCCCCCTACATGTTGGTAACGACGGCCTCATTCGAAATTTCGATGAGGCGACTCCCACGTGGAATAAGGATTTACATACTTATTCCGCACGGGTCTGGTGGCACCGACCTTCAAAGTCCAAAAAGACTATTGAAATAGGTGCTTACCTAACCGCGCTAGCGTGGGGGTCCCCTAACGGCACTAGGATCAATGAGCCGATCCGAGGTCGTTTGGGACGCCCAGCTCTCCGTCTTCAACCTGTACTAGGTTGGAGTGGTCCGGGGCCCTGGTTAAGCTAAGCTCCAGGGTTTTCAGAGGAGATAACCTCTGTGGTTGGATATTTCCAAGGGACTCCCGATGGCTACAAGCATAAAACCCGACGCCTAACAAGCGTTAGATATATGCCCGACGCCTAGGGGGTCCAAAGGAATATGTCCTTAATGGTGGGATACT